AAGGAGGCTTGTCCAGCTCCGAGCCCAAGTGTGCTTTCCTCAAAGTGCACGCCACTAGATTTGAAATAACGTGGTAATGGACTTTCGTTCATTGTTATTACAAGTCTAGAAACTCTTTCCTGCATTCTTATGATCCGTTCTTCATTGAGTAAATAACGAAAGTTGTCTACAAAATATTGAGCGTCTGCGACCGCGGTAAGTAACCCTTTCTTTCGATTGGGGCTTACAGGAAGCATTAACCATAAGATGAAGTTAAGGAGTTCTCTCCTTCGGATTGATAATCCGTTGGAGAAAGGACGAAATGAGGATACCATGGGTATCAAGGATCGTAATACTACTTGGTCAACTAGTTGAGGTATATTTCTCAATTTGTTTGATTCAAGTAATGTATAACGAACACCTGATATCTCCTTTCCCTGGATTGCAATTCGTTTTGCAAATTCAATCTGGGAAAAGGTCCCATCACCGATCACTGATTTACTGAGATTAATGGGAATTCCCAGATATTTCATATGATCAACGTAGGCATGGGCCACACGAGTGTTCCAAATAACCACATCATCTCCGAGTACTTGATAATCTCGGAAGGATTTTATACCTTCCTTGAATGCCAGATATTCGATTATGATATGGTGCCAAAGGGCGAAAGATCCCCATGACGATAGTAGGCCTAACGGCTGTCCTACCGACCATTGGAATTCTCCGAACTTGGATTGGAATACTCTTTTACTAATTACTGTTTCCCACATACTTGCAATCTGTCGAGGTGTTTGACACCAAGGCAGGTTTGTAAATAGTGAAGAAATCATGACAGTTTGAAGCTTTATTGGAATTCTATCAGAAGCTCCGGAGAGATCGAAACAAAATGTCTCTTTCCCTCTAGACTCTTTTAGTATCCTTCTAAAACCTTCATTCTGATCATAAGTCGCATCTGTCTTTAGGGATCGTAAGATTTTCAATAACATCTTATGGATACCCTTTAAGGACATCTGAGACCAGTAATCACCTATTGCGAACGTCCTTGTTTTACCTCCCGGTTCAGCTGAAAAGCCTAATTTGGAATGCGAAACTTGGATATTCTCTGGTTTAGAAATTCTGTTCCCATCTAGTAGCTCATTTATCCAACTATTTCCACACATGTGGTTTAGATGGTAGATGGCTCTAAGTAGGTTGGGATCTCTATCCAGGGCCCAAATATCATAATGGGAATACACTA